AGATGAATTGTCGATAACAACACTTTCTACAACGCTTGAATCATCCATTATAGAAGCATTATTGGCTATCGTTCTGCCTGCATCGAAATCCAAATCCTCAGTAATAACAGTATCGTAGGTAAGAACTCCTGATACAAGCTTCCATTGCTGAATACGAATTGCTATCCTCGCTCCATCATTAAAGGTCATCGTCTGACCTGTCTCATTTATCATCCTAAGTCGATAATATTGTGGAAGCATTATGGTACCTCCCTTTGAATTATTTTTTCATTATTTATTGCCAAATCCATTCAGATTTATTCTACTCAATACTGTACACGATATAGAAATACCAGTTAGAAGTGTCACTTGGGTCTGCTTTGAAATCTTCACCAGCATTACAAGTGAACACAGGGACGCCATCTGAGCTTTTCTTTTCGTGACTCAAAGTTTTAGCTGAACTTACTGTGATAAAAGAATCTGAATCACTCAAAAACTCACAAGTTTTATCAGCTACAGCAGCATATATATCAAGGCGCCAGATTCGGATTTTCTTTCCCGTAATTCCTGAAATCAAAGCAGCTGCATTTCCATCAGTAATCGAAATTGAAACATGCTCTAATTCTTTTTGAATCGGTGATGGTTGGTCACCTATTTTTAATGTCAAGGTCATAATTCAATCTCCTACCAAGTTTCCGTTCTTGTCACGTGACCATACATTCAGTTTTTCTTTACCACAAGAAACAATGGACATAATCTTTCTCGGCATTGGTTTCCCTTTTCTTGTAGTGTACCCTGCTCGATAAGAGCGGATATTAAGCTCTTCGTGATAGTCACGTAAAGGCATGCCTCGAAGTTCGGGATTGATTATGTCCATTGTTCTTGAGTCTTGTTTCATTTTTTTACTCCGTTACTCTGTTACTTTGTTTTCGATTTGACGTAATCTTCAACTGTGCGATGTGTTTTATTTTTGGGGTCGCAATCACAATCATCGTCTTTCTTTTTGATTTCTTCTTTCTTTTTGGTTTCGTCTGACATTTGTTTTACTCCTTCAAAATAAAAAGTCAATAATTGGGAGTGTTTCAAGGCACACTCCCGAAGCCTTTATTGTCTTTCACAGACAAACTTATTGACAAATTTGAAGCATTATCAACGGAGGCCCTGAGGAACCGGCTCCACTTCTGTCAACAATGAACCCTGCGGGTTGCTGATAACCACCACCAGCACCGCAAGGACCATGAGCGACATCAGCGGGTATCGTGATTGAGCCTTCACAATCAAAAACTACTTTACGCTCGCCACCAGTTATACCAGCATCTTGCAGACTTGAACCGTGAGGATTTACCCACACCCAACCCCATGTCTGAACCCAGAGATGATAATTAGCAACAGTGGTAATCGCACAAGGTATTCCACCTACCGATGAGTAGTCATTACCGGAATCACCTCCACTTGGACCTGCTGTCAATCGCAAGTTAAGATAAGGATTGTGCAAAACTTCTGTGTAAGTTCCACCTGAAGTCACAACAGTATCTAAAGGTTCATCAAGCGTAATGACAATAGTACCGCCACTTGTAGCTGTGTTGCTAAGAATTCCTCTGGTTTGCACAGGTGTACTGAACATTGTGACCATGCCGCCTTTGAATTCATTAGCAGAAACTCCAGAAGCAGTAATTGTTATTGTGTCATCACCAACAACTTGACTTGCAGCAAGTGTAGTGGCAACGCCGTCACCAATCTGTCCCCAAAACTTCAGTCCAAAATGACGGACTGAAACTATGTTCGATGCTTTGCCATAACGATAGACACGACCATCCCATCGGACACGGCGAGTGCCAATTATGCAATTCTGAACTAAAGCTTCTGCATGCAAACTTTGCAACGAGGATTGACCTGATTCTAAGCCTCCATAAATCATGTCATTCTCGATACCGTGTGCAAACGCTTCTTGCAAAGGCCGCCCAATCATTTGACCAACGGTTCGGTCTAAATTCGCTAAATTTCTTCTTGACATTTTTTATCTCCTTTGATTTTTTAATTTCTGTTAAAAGCTAAATAGAGCAATTATTCTTCCAAATCATAAACTTCGAGAGCTTTAATCAACTCATCCTTTTTTAGACCAGAAGTTTTTAATTGCCTATCTTTTGCAAGCACCTGAAGCTCCTTGACACTCATTTCTGCATAAGCGATTTCGTCTTTATCTTCAGTTGTCACTTGAGGCTGAGTTGGTGCTTCACTCTTTTCTCGCTGCTGCTCATCTTCATCAAGTGGAAACTTCTCATCATGCACAGCTTCAGCATCATTAACAGTGACTTTTCGCTCTTTCTTTTCGACCTCTTTATGAGGTACAGGTGGTGCTGCAAACTCTTCACCACGGTCTGTCACAGTAATCATTTTCTCTGCTCCCAAAACAGCAGCTTCATCAGCATCATTAGTCTCGATTACTTGGTCGTGACTTAAACAAAGCTGTTGCCCTTTATAAGCAACTTGTCGTGACGGGCCATAGTTGCGGCATATAAATCTTGTCATTTTACAAACCTTTCTATAATAAACTTCTCTCTTTCAATTCCAATGCTGTGTGTTGATTATGCTGTTATCAGATTTTCCATCAATATACAAGCATTGACATTTTCAATAGCATTATCAGCTCTCATACTGTAGAACCAATAAGTTGCTTCGTCTGCGGCCATTCTCTGAGATTCGATTTTCAGTTGTCTTTGAATCCCGATAATTAAGTTTCCAGCAGGAGTGAGCAGTGTGTCACCATAAACACCACCACCGAGAACGCCGGCTTCAGACATTGTGATAGGCATATTCGGACATGCAATAATCGGTACTTGACCATGTTGGATAGGAGCTTGGCCGAGAATAGCTTTGTCACCGAGTATAGTTGCACGAGCTGCTAAAGCGTCAATATAATCTTGAACAAGCTGGTCAGACTGGAAGAATCTTAAATTGGCAAGCCCTGCCTTTTTGTATTTTGAAGGAAGCTTTTTCAGTATATTGCCATATTTGAATTCCCAGTTGTATGGTGTGCTTGAATTTTGCTCAGCGATTTTGCCAGCTAATGCAGTATCATAAGCGTGACATCTCCAAGTTGCTGTATTATCAGTGACAGTTGTTCCGAGAACAGTCGGCCAAGTCGGAGCAGAACCTCCGGTCGTTCCTGCAACAGTACAAATATAAACAAACCCGTTTGCAGTGTCGGGATGAGTAATTACACCTTGAGCAACAGACTGAGCAGCACCCGGAGTTGTCGCCCAAACAGTCGCCGCTTTTGCTGTCATCAATGTAGCTCTGCCGGAGACTGCGTTATAGTGACCACTCAGGTAGCCAGACGATACTTGACTGTATTTTATTCTGTATCGCCAACCATCGAACAAACTGCGGGCATCAGTAGCTGCAAAACCACCTATGCTTGCTGTGTCACCAATCCAGAAGATTTCATCAAGCTCGTTTGCAATTCTTGCTGCAACCATTCTCATTATATGGTCTGCAAACGCATCACGCTCAATATTATCTTCCAAATCATCATCATAGATGACAACACAACCACGTAGCTTTTTACTGACTAATTCAATCTTCTGGTCAGTAAGCTGCTTCAGATAATCTGAAGAGCTGAATGTTGAACCCGGATACAAGAAACGAGCTGCACCAAGACCAAGTGCTCTGATGTTCTTAGTCTCTTTCTGCATCTTGATGATACGTGCTGAATTTTTCATAACCGATTCATCAATTATGTAATCAATGAATCTGTCAGCCTCTTCAGCTTCGAGCACAATGCTCGGGAGACTTATCATTTTCGTAAGTTCTTGAATTTGCTGACTCTTTGTCAGCATTTGTTTATTTGTCCTTGGCATTTTAGTTTACTCCTTTTATTGTGAACAATACTTACACTTTTCTCTGTACAGTTTTATACTGCCGTGTCAATCACTCTTTTGTGGTTGAAAGCTTTTCCAGAGAATTTCACCTTTTTCACCAGCTCCCTTAGGCTCATCATTGTCAGTATCATCTCCAGTGATGCCCTTTTTAGTAGCATCACCTTTCTCAAGAGCTGAGACACTTTCTGAAACTTCTTTGAGTTGTTTCGTAAGCTCTGTCAAACTCGACTTGTCATCATCTTTCTTAGCAGGGTCGAGTTTAACAATAGCTTCTTTCAGCTCAGCGATTTGCTTTTCAAGCTCTGAGGTCTCTCCATCTGTGTCTGATTTCTTTGTAGATGTAAATTGACTTTCATCAGGCATGAGTCCTGCAAGAGCTTCGATAATCGCTTTCAGTTTCTTAATCATGTCTTTAGACAAGCGGGCGCCGGCTTTCGCAACATCTTCGGTTTTCACTGCATAACTCGATGCAGCACACTTTGCAATGACACCGACTGCGTTTACTAAGTCTTCGGGGAAGCTGTCTTGATAATGCTCAGAAATGAGCGTTATCGCTTTTTGGATTTCTTCCTCGTCAACTTTCTTCTCGAAGTCGATTTCATCTGTGCCCAGATACTTCTTGAGGGCTTTTAGAGTTTTCTCGTTCATAGGTTTTCCTTTCGTTAAATAGTAAGTCTCGGTACGGCTGAAACCATCGACAGATTCGGTGACTTTAGAATAAGAAGCATGAATCGCTTGTTTTGGGTCATCCCCATAAAAGCTAAAATCAAAGCTTCGCAGCTTTCCTAAATCGTCACCATTGACTTTCACTTTGGTTCCACCCACCATTCCATTACTTTCAATTTCGATTGTGATTTTCTTTTTCGCTTTTACGAATTGACTTACCTTTGCACCGTCTCGTTTGAAAAACAAAAACGGCAACTTGTTTGCTGGCAAATCAACAAGCGAAACTTCTTTTATCTTTATGTTGCTCAGATTTTTCGGTTTGGCCATTACTTTTCCTTTCTAATCAACTTTTGCATAGCCTGCCATTGAATATCCCGTAAGTTTTCCAGCTTTTATCTCTTTCCACAATTTCTTATCAAGGATTCTCGTCACCAACACCCATGAACCTTTCTTGACATTTCGTTTCTCAATTGTGAAATCAACTGGAGCTATATAGTTTTCGAGTATTTTAACTTTGACTTTCTTGCCTTTGTGCATCACTTTGAAAGTTTGCACGTTCTCCATAAAATCATAAGCAGCTTTTTTGATTTCTTCTGCATTCGCTTTGTCACCTTGAGCATCAACAGTGTCTGGTTGATATACGATACCATACACAATATGCTCGTCACCAGCTTTTTCAACTGGGAGAAGTTCAATAATACTATCAAATTTCTCACCATCATTCTTTAATACAGTTTTTTCTATCTTCGTCACTGGCCTAAGCACTTGATTGAACAGTGGTATACAATCTCCCTCGTAATCTTTATCGTAAGTAAAAGAACAAGCTTTGTCAATCAGTTCTTTAATGCTTTTAGTGATTTCTTCTTCCAGTAGGAATTTTATTATTTCATCAGGCTCAACAGCTCGTATCGTGACATTTATTTCATCTGCTTTTGCAAAATCTTCATCAATAAAAACGAAATTCTTTGCAGTAATGATTTCTTCAAGCATGGCAATATCAATTCCATTCTTTTTCACTTCCATATTTTGCTTGAAAGCTTGTCTATCTATATCACAAGTGCTATGTGATAAACTTCGTTTCTCTGAATCCATTTCTCTCAAGACCATTCGATACTTAGCAATGAAATTGACACGGCTGAAGCTACCAACAATATCATTGCCACTACTCTTGAAATGCCTGTCCCAAAACTTCGCAAACTTATACTTGAGCTGCTTTAACTCTAAGTCACTTGCATCTAAGAGACGTTGTTTGTTTATTTCTTCGATTCTCATTATGATACTCCTTTTACTTTGGATAATCTTTTAGGAGGCTTTTTCAATCGCTCAGAAATTACTTTGTCATCTATAACAGGCAGCATTGCACATTTTCCTCTTGGATGCACAGGAATTATTCCCGCTGCTTCTGCAATTGGGAATCTTTGCCCATTTAATGCTAAACACTCATCGCAAACATCAGTAGGTGACACTGCAAACTCTGCCTCTTTGATACCTAATTGCTCAAGACCTTGACAGTAGCCAATATTCTGTGCTCTTGCTGTTTCAGTACGTGCAATATTCTCCATACGCAGACGGTGCGTTTTATTAGTATATTTCATTGTTGCTTTGTCAAGCTGTACAGCGGTGAGGTCTGGCCTTGTCAACTGAAGCTTAGCTCGATAATTGATTATCGCTTGTGTTTGTTTTCCAGTTAAACCAACAAGTGGACGCAATTCTTTTGCAATCTTAGGCATTGACCAGCCTTGCTTAATTCCGTGCTTGACGTAAACATTGATTCCCTGCTTAGTTTTCTTTGTGACTTCTCGTACAAGCTTTGAACCAAACTTATTTACTGCTTTAACTGCTTGAACATTTATTACATCAAAACTTCCTGTAATAGCTAAATATTGATAAGCAGCGTTTCCACTTGTTCGCATTATTTCTAATGCTGCTGGTTTGATTATTGTTTCACCTTGACTTTGAATCAATTCCCAATCTGTCAGCTTAGTAACAACAGACTTTTGATATTTACTTGTCAAGTCACGTCTGATTTGTTTTTGAGTGAAGTCAAACCATTCTCGTAAAGGAACTCTGAGCAAACGCTCATTCCTTAGAGCAAGACTACTTAACATTCTTTCTATGCCGCTACGTTTTTGCATATTAGCTTTTGACTTCCAAAATTCTTTCGTGCCAGATTGCAAAACATAAATCTCTTTCAATTATATCAGTTTTTTTGTCACAAGCACGTGGGACTTGCACATCAAAAGGTATATCCCGTAGTAGGCAAAGAGAACAATCTTCGGCTCCCCCATAATGAGCACCTCCCTCATATTCTACCACGTGAACACAAAACATTCTAAACAGCTTCGCAATTTTCTGCTTAGTGAGCTTATTCGCTGCTGGTTGTTTCGATTCCTCATCTTCAACTGGTATTTGGTTTCTTCTTTCTTCAGCCATTGACAAGCACTCCTTGTTTAACGAGTTTATCAAAATTGTGTTCTTCTATTCTATTGATTGTAGTGTCATGCACATAGAGAGCAATTCTCCGTTGTTGGAATTGCTGAGTCCGCTCCCTTTTTTTATTTACAATAGTTCTGCCTCTGCAGCAGCGTTTGTGCTTTTTGAGCTGCTCAGTCAACTGTGAATCACAAGCAACAATGAATTGCTCTCCACATGCGTCACAACTATGAGTTTCAAAGTCAATCATCAATTATTTCCTCATCTTCTTTTGCAAGACCTTCTGTACCAGCTTCACCAGCTTCAACAAGATTTGAGGCAACGTAAAATTTGTCACCTTCAGCATAAGGTTTCTCACCAAGCTCGTTTCTTGCTTCATTGGGAGTTTTTATTGCTGATGCAATCTCTTTAGTAAGCCTTTCAGATAATGCGATAATGTCACGAGTATCAATATCTTTGAATTTGAATTCGTATATTTCAGATGCAAGAAGCTCATTTATGATTTCTTCTAAGTCAAGTTGTAATGGTTCGACAACTCCTTGCACATAAATCATTGTTTGTTCTGCAGCGACATTGCCACCGAGCTTGCCAACTGTTGGAGTAATTCCAATTCTTTGAGCGGGCATCGAATATGCAATCAGAATATCTTCACGCCTTGTTTTCTCATATATCTTGAAGCTTGCTTCTTTCACTTCTATACCAAGTTTCTGATAAGTAAACTGGCACTTGTCTGGTTGTGCTATAACCATCGTTCTATGAGCGTTTGCTGCTCCCTTGACTTCTTTGTTTAGAAAAGCTTCTATCTTTTCTGGTGCATCATCATCCCATTCACCATCTAAAACGATTAGGCCAGCGGGAACACCATAATTCTCGAAGAAAGCTAAGTTGAAATCTCGCAGACCGAGCAGGCCCATTATGTCACCGATTGCTGATATGATATTAGAGACACCGTAATAGTCTGACTTAGGATAGTAATTCTTGTAAAATATCATCTCGTTTGCTCTATCTTTTCTGCTGCCACGACCGGAAAAGTCTTTGCCTGTCTTTGCTGAGATATTTCCTTCTTCACCAAACTTCTTGAACCACATCTTTTTGTTATTTCTGACTTGACAGTATTTCTTTTTAGACTTATGCACTTTCAGAGTGTGAGCAGGTACATGAAAAAGATTCCCTATATCGCCTTTTCTGTTACGAGCAATTTCAAGCCCAAAATAACCAAGTGTTCCCCAGTCAATTAAGAGCTTTTTGAAAATAGTCCTTAACCTGTCATCATCAGAGTTTTTATGCTCTATAAACTCTTTAAGTCTTTTCAATTCAACTTTATTCTCTTTTGCATCTTCTCTGAGCTTAAAACTTGAGCCAAGACCAGCGACATCAATTGCAAGCTGATTGACACAACGAAAGAATATCGAGTTTGACTCATATAATGTCAACAGCGATTTCGGGCTATACGGTGGCGGTA